GATTCAAGCATAGGAAGATGGTATGTAAGTCCTACATGTCAAATGTCAAAATATGAACCAAATAATTATTATGATCTTGTGCACTGTGATGTGGGTCGTACTTGTCAAAATCGTATTTTTGCATGGATGATTTATTTAAATGATATTAAAGTCGGAGGTGGCACACATTTTATACATCAAGACTTCACAACGAAACCAATTTCTGGAGATCTTTATATCTGGCCAGCAGGTTGGACACACATGCATGTTGGAGTAAATGCTCCACACGAAACAAAATACATTCTTACAGGGTGGGTTGAGTATGTTTAGACACCAAAAAGTAACAGATATAAATAAAATATATACCTAATCTAAATATGGAAAACATTATTGACATGATTGCGATGGATTCTGAACCTGCAAAGGTTTCAGATGAACTCAAAGATCTTTTATATCAAAAAGCAGCCAAGAGAGTTGAAGATCTTCGACCTGAAATGGGTAATGCAATGTTTGATGAAATTGAAGATGAAATTGAGGTAGATACTGAACCACAAGAGGAAGAATAATGACTCAAAGAACTCTTGTAAAGGGAGCAGAGGCAGCACTACCAGTTAATGTTGGAACAGCATCAACATTTTCTGGAGCAACAGTTGTTCGTTTAGTTAATACTGCAACAAATGCAGATCATTTAGTAACACTTGCAACTGCAGCAAATGGTAGCACTGTAGGATCCTTTACATTACTAAGAGGTACCGTAGAGTTCTTGGAGAAGAATCCAGAACAAGCGGTGTTTGCTGCTAACGCTGCTGTGAAAGGTGCAAAAGTAGGATTTACTGGTTAAACAAATGAAACTAATTACAGAAGAAGTCCAAAAAGTTAAGTTTATTTCTGAGGGCAAAGGTGCAAATAAAAAGTTGTACATTGAAGGTGTTTTCTTACAAGGAGATATCAAAAATCGCAACGGAAGATTATATCCTGTAAGCACCCTCGCAAGAGAAGTTGGAAGATACAACGAACAGTTCGTTAACAAAGGAAGAGCACTTGGAGAACTCGGACATCCAGATGGCCCTACTGTTAACTTAGATCGTGTATCTCATAAGATAACTTCACTTCGCCAAGAAGGTAAAAACTTTGTTGGTAAAGCACAATTACTTTCAACACCAATGGGTAAGATTGCATCCAATTTAATTGGAGAAGGAGTTACCCTCGGAGTCTCGTCTCGTGGTGTCGGTTCACTTAAAGAAGACACTGCATCTGGATGCAAGGTTGTCGGTGAAGATTTTATGTTAGCAACCGCTGCTGATATCGTTGCTGATCCATCAGCCCCTGACGCATTTGTATCAGGAATAATGGAAGGAAAAGAATGGGTTTGGGAAGGAGGAATTCTTCGCGAACAACTTGCAGAAAAAACTGCAAAGAAAATCAACAATTTAGTTGATCAAAATAAATTAGAGGAGCATAAACTTGGATTATTCCAAGATTTCTTAGCAAATCTGTAACATTATAAATAAATATAGATTATTTTAAATCTAAAATTAAATGTCCGTTGGTCAAAATTAAACGAAATGGAAAATGTAGTAACCAAAGGGGCAAAATCGGCAGATCCAATGCCAAAATTGTCCTTAACAACTCCCGGTCAAACTGGGTCTTATGAGGACTTAGGAGGCCCTACTCCTGAGAACTCAAAGCCTGATGATGATTCTAACAAATTGAAAACACCCGGAACAACCTTAAAACAGGTTAAGGATATTGTCTCTAAAGGTGCAAAACCTGCAGATCCAATGCCAGCGGGCATGAAGGAAGAGGAAGAAGTCGAAGGCGATGTTGTCGCTGAAACTGAAGTCTCTGAAGACGAAGTAGTTTCTGAAGAAGAGACTGCAGAAGTCGAAGAAACTCAAGAAGTTGTTGCCGAAGAGGAAGCAACTGAAGAGGAAGAAGTAGTTGAAGAAGAGCAAATTGACATCGAAGCAGATGTAAAGGCACTCTTTGAAGGCGAAGATCTTTCAGAGGAGTTTCAAACAAAGGCAAGAACAATCTTTGAAGCAGCAATTAATACTAAACTTGCTGAAGTCAAAGAGAGTGTTAAAGCCGAATACGAAGAGCAACTCGTAGAAGAAGTTGCATCTATAAAATCAGAACTTGAGGAAAGAGTTGACGCATACTTAGAGTATGTGGCAGACGAGTGGATGACAGACAATCAAATTGCTGTTGAATCCGGTCTCAAGACTGAAATGACTGATTCATTCTTAAATGGAATGAAGAGTCTATTTGAAGAACATTATGTATCTGTACCTGAAGACAAATATGATGTCATCGAGAGCATGGTAGATAAACTTGATGAAATGGAAGGTAAACTCAACGAGCAAATCGAAAAGAATGTTGCTCTAAACAGGAGATTAGCCGAGTCCTCTGCAGATGTTGTTTTTGGTGAAGTCACCGAAGGATTAGCAGCAACTCAGAAAGAAAAACTTGCAACCCTTGTAGAGAATGTTGAGTTTGAAAGTGAAGCAGACTATCGTGAGAAACTAGTTACATTGAAGGAATCTTATTTCCCAAGTAACGCTGGAGCTCAAAGAGACAAGTCGGAAAATCTATCTGAAGAAACTAACACTCCAACCTATCAGGATATTTCCAGTTCAATGGAAAGATATCTTCAGACAATGAACCGAGTGTCTAAAAAGTGATTTTTATATCATACATTCAAACAATCAACCCAAGAGGTAAAATTTAAATGCAAGCCCCTATTAATCAGGAAGCTCTTGCAGAAAAGTGGGCACCCCTTCTTGACTATGATGGATTAGATCCAATCAAAGATAATCACAGAAGAATGGTGACTGCAGTTCTCCTAGAGAACCAAGAGCAAACAATGAGAGAGGAAGCACAATTCCTTTCTGAGCAACCAACAAACGTAACCGGTTCATCTGGTGCAACTGCTGGTTTCTCTGCTGGAGCCGCTAAAGAAGGCCCAGTTGCTGGTTTCGACCCAGTATTAATCAGTCTTATTCGTCGTTCAATGCCTAACTTGGTCGCATATGACCTAGCAGGTGTACAACCAATGAGCGGCCCAACAGGACTTATCTTCGCAATGAGATCAAGATTCACATCTCAGAGTGGAGCAGAAGCCCTATTCAACGAACCAGATACAGCATTCTCAGCACAGCATCCAGATGGTGGAAACGACATCTCTGCTGGTTACACACAGAATGAAGGTTCTAACACAGGTGGAGCAGTTGGTTTCGGTACTACAGGTGGTACTCAAGCAACTAACCCTGCTGCACTAAACCCAGAAGGTTCACAACAACATAACACATACCCAGTTGGTCGTGGTATGGATACTGAGGACTCTGAAGCACTAGGAACATCTGGTAACGAGTTCAACGAAATGGCATTCTCAATCGAGAAAGTCACCGTGACTGCGAAGTCCAGAGCACTAAAGGCAGAGTACAGTTTAGAACTTGCTCAAGACCTTAAGGCAATCCACGGATTGAACGCTGAAGCTGAATTAGCAAATATCCTTTCAACAGAGATACTTGCTGAAATCAACAGAGAAGTTATCAGAACAATCTACAAGGTTGCAGAATCAGGAGCACAAACTAACGTTGCTACTCTAGGTGCATTTGACTTAGATACAGACAGTAACGGTAGATGGTCAGTTGAGAAGTTCAAGGGACTTATCTTCCAGATCGAAAGAGATGCTAACGCTATCGCACAAAGAACTCGTCGTGGAAAGGGTAACATGATCCTATGTTCCGCAGACGTTGCTTCAGCATTAACAATGGCAGGAGTTCTAGATTATACTCCAGCACTTAATGCTAACCTTAACGTTGATGACACAGGCAATACATTTGCTGGTGTACTTCAAGGTAAGTATAGAGTTTACATCGACCCATTCGCTGCAAACTTAGCTGCTGATCAGTACTATGTTGTAGGTTACAAAGGTACTTCACCTTATGACGCAGGATTATTCTACTGCCCATATGTACCTCTACAAATGGTTAGAGCAGTTGGTCAGGATACATTCCAACCAAAAATTGGTTTCAAAACCAGATATGGTATGGTTGCTAACCCATTCGCAGAAGGAACAGCACAAGGTCTTGGTCGTCTTGCAGTTAACGCTAACCGTTACTACAGAAGAGTTAAAGTTCAAAACCTTATGTAATTTCCATTACATATCTTTCCAAGAGACCCTTGACGGGTCTCTTTTTTTATGCTATATAATTATTATGTTTATATTTTCCTTTATACTATCATTATTTGCTAACCATCTTCCTGTCATGTACGTTCAAGTACCACAGTGGGCAGATGACTGGGCAGTATGTGCTGTAGATATTCCAGACGCAAAATGTCATTGGTATGTGATGTCACCTGACAATACGTTTGGTGAGGGATTTGATTGGGAAGAAGCACCTTGGTTTGATGCCAATGGATTGAATGATGTAGCACCCATGCAAGCAAAAACAGTTGTAGAAAAATTACAAGAGCAACACTAGGCATTTCTTTTTGTTAAGAAAAACGGTAATAGGTATAAATTTTTTTGTAAATAGTTATGTCATTGCGGAGAGAACAATGCACTAAAACCCCTCTATATTATGGGTAAAAAAATAGTCATCAGGTCAAGTAATGCACAATTTAATTTCTTTCAATCAATTAGCAGGTTCATATAACGAACCCAGTAATGATTTAATCAATGAATACTACGAGTGTCTGATCGATTGTGATGACGACCAACATATATGTAAACGCATTTGCAAGGAAGTCTTTACCTAAAAAAGTGTAGCTGTGTGATATCAAAGGGGGGGTCAACCCCCTTTTTTTATGTTTGTGCATAAATACCTATATGAAAGATTTAAAAGCAGCAAAACTTATTCTTAAACGATCTAAAAAAAATCCATTTTTATACACAAAAGAGGATATTCGTTCGCTAAGAAAATTAAAAAACAACTTAAGAAAGATGCCTTATCACATCAAGAAACCCAGTCTTCTTAACTCCAGTGTCAATGTTTACTACATTGGTGACAAAAGATGGTCTGACGATTATAGTGAGAGAAAACAGTACACAAATAATCCAACATACTTAACCACAAACACAGATGGTAAGAATGGTGGATGGGCAGGAGCTACTGTCGTTACTGAATAACTAAATAACTAAAAATATTGATGCCATGAAACAGACTCCCAGACAGATGAGAGAAGCAAAGAAGGCCTACGAAAAACTCGTGGATCATCTTATTGAAGAGAATTATGCTTCAAATAAAATAGATGCAGATACCATTATAAGTGGTATGAGTGAGGAGTGGTATCATATGATTATCAACGGATAATGAAAAATCTTGACCAGTTTCTAGATGAGGCACAGTCAACAAAGTGCCCTAAAGGACACAGATATGATACAAAACTTAAAAGTTGTGTACCTAAAAAGAACTATCCGTACTATCCTTATGGTATGATAGGTAGGAGGGACGAGCCCAAAAACGGTAAGAATGGGAATGGTAATGGAAATGG